TAATTGGCCTGGAATAAAAAAGGCATGTCTTTTGTCAAGGCATTCTGGATCTCAAGTGCAATTGTGGCATATCCTCTCTGTATGAGAGCCTGTTCGCAAAGTTTTGAGCCATCGACCTGTCCAACAAATGTATCTGATCCAGCTTCTTTTATAGCAAACTGAAACACAAGTTCGCAGGTCTGAATGCTGAACATACCATTTGTAGTGTAATATTCTCCCATCAGGGAGCTTTTCTTAGCAGTCTCGATGAGCTTAAGCCTGTCAAGGTTAAACTTAAGCTCATACTGTTTTCCGTTGATCTCTAACATCTATTATTCCTCCCCCGGTATAGTATCCTTTGATGGTGTATTTCTTGAAAGATCCACGAGAGGTCCCATACCCTCAAAGGAATTAGAATAAGTAACTGTATCATCGTATGATGCCTCGATTGGGAAATCTGTGATACATGCCAGTCCTCCGAACATGCCTTTCTTTTCTTTCTGGTTGTAAACCTTAAGACATATTGGATCGCCATTCTCAAATGCTGTCGAGAGAGCTGTCTGTGATGCATCGTCTTTGATATAAATACCATCAATATCAATGCTCCATTCTTTCATGCCAGGAATCTTTGACTTCCAGCCACCCTCTGTGTCTTTTGTTGTCACCTCGATAGTATCAGCTGATCTGTTGATCTTGAGGGTTTTCTGTCCTGCTACCGCATAAAGGTTTTCACCTGTAGAATCCCAGATAGCAAGCAAGATATCTTTTCCTGCAATTGCCTTTACTGCATTTGCAGAGAAATCGCAATACGAACCTTTATCGTATGTCTCGCTAGATACAGCCTGAGTGGTTTCAGCCTGTGATTTTGTATCTGCGAAAATCTGTCTCATATAGTATTTTTTCATTGCTTTTGTCCTTTCTATTTAATCATAAAGCCATAGCATATCCTGAATGTATAGCTTAATACTGCGTGTTTCTCTTTGCTTTCCTCGTCCGTATAAGTGGACTGTACACCGTTCGATGTCTGCATTATCAGGCTATATGGCTCTGGTATGCTGATATCTACAGTAAGCGCAGACTCAAGCTCCTCAATAGCCTTGTATATCGGCACGCTTGATGTATTAGGTTCTGCCACAATATGCAAGCTCACATTGTAGTCTGTGCAATACATTGTTTTGGTGTTTGCCGGACGGCTGTTGATAAACTCAGCGTACATAAATGGCGCTTTCTGATTTTTCTCAACGTGGTCATAACACTTTTTACCCGTGCCAGCTTTGATAGTTGCCTGTATCTGCTTTATAAGTTCTGTTATTGAAAATTGTTTGAGCATTTATAGTAGCCTTTCTATATTTTCCTTGAGTAATCTTAGGTACTCCGGTCTTTCAGTCTCTACATTCCTCTGCAGATACCTCTGGCCTTCCACATATCCGCCATTAACACACACATGACCATACTCCACGTGAGGTGCATAATCTTTCGTGTAACCGACAGATGCGCCGCCTTCAATCTCGTCCATGCTTAGTGACTGTCTGAGTTCTCCATGAGGTCCGCCCGGTCTTGTCTTTTCGGTTGATACTGGTGTACCGCCCTGCTTACCTCGATTGTATATATCTGCAGCACTCACTTTTGCCACAGCCTCAAATCTCGCCTGTGACATGCTATTAAGCGCCCGCGACAGTTCTTCTGTGCCTCGCACTTCGATGCCTGTGCTCATAGTCCATACCTCTTACACTGTACAATCGTCCATCTTGGAGCAAGATCGATTATCTGAGTAATATCCAGTGCATGAAAATCTATTTCAAGCACGGTTGCATTTTTGATATCCTCGTAGTCTATTGGTATTGCATACTGCTGCTCGTTCATTGTTACATCACGGCCATTTACCAGAATATTCTGGTCTGTCCAAGGTGTATGTCTTGCACGACCGTTATATATCTCTATAGGCTCTTTGACAACATTGCCAAGCTCGTCCTCTTCTCCAGTCTCTTCCTCACCATACAGAGTTACCTGTTCCCAAATCAATAGAAATGCACCACCCTTCGATGTGATGTCTCATCGCCGGCAGATGCCAACCAGGAGTCAATCTCTTCGGCATACTCTGCCAGCACATCATCAACAAAGGATGTGGAGAGATTTGCCACGTTCTCCGAAGTAATACCCTCGTGATAGCATTTTCTCCACATCTTCACACATGCATCAACTACTATTGATTCAAAGATAGTTGGAAAAGTCTCTTCTGATACACCGAGCCTTAAACACAATCGGTCTGTTACTGTCTGGTTGATCTCATCCATGATATCATCATTGATTTTTTCCCCGGACATTCTTTTCTTGATTCGCTCTTTGACTCTATCTATCATGCATTACTCCTATGCAGCTTCTGCCGCTTCAACAGCAATCGGAGCCTTAAAGATACCTGATGCATCCTCTGCGTAGAATGTGACACCTTCCATTGCGAGAGTGTTAACGGATGCAACATCATCTGCAATGTAATGTTTCATGCCTACCATACCTGTCTCGTCTGTAGTAAGACCAAATGTCTCTCCTACTGATCCAGATGCAGGGATATATACTCCATTAAGGTTCTGCTTAACCGTGCCTACCACATTACCGGCTGTGATCTTGCTGTCGAGCACCACTGTGCCAAGTCCAAGGAAGTTCTCAACGTACTGGAATCCAAACGCTGTCTGAATAGTGATCTGTGCGTTTGCGAGGTATGTGGCAATATCAAGAGGATTGATGAAGTAGACCGGTTCAACGTCCATATCCTCGTAATATGTTGAAAGTTTAGCCCACAGTCCGGCAATAGCGCCCTGAATTGACACAGATGCTTTTTCCTTTTTTTCTGCAAGGTTTTCGGCTGTTCCAGTTCCTGCCAAAATGAAAGTGAAAAATGTACCTTTGATGCCTTTCTGAATATTCCTCATGAATACTGTATCTGTCTCGTTGATAGCTTTCTGCTTTCCAACTTTCTGGATTGCCTCAGCTGTGGTCTGCTTTCTGTATTTATGCAGTTTGAGTTCAAAGGTCTTAACAAGCTTTCTCTCCACCTTTGTAAGTCCAATTACCTCACCCTCTGCTACCTGTTCAGGAGTGTTTTTCTGTGAGGTCTTGTACATTTTGACTGTTGTGCCCTCTGACATTGGCTTGAGATCTACGATACCAAGTACAGTCTGTAAAGACTTAATACCCTCCACAAGCCTGTTGGTGTGGTCAATGGAAATGACCGGCTCAAGATCTGCTGTGGTTGTTGTGTTCGTTTCTGGCGCAAAAATCTGTTTTGCGTATTTTCTGATTCTGTTCATATTATTTTCCTTTCTGATACAAATCAATGTGCTCCGCGATGAGCCTCTGTCTCTCATACGGGTTTGCAATTGTCTTAAGCTTCTTATCAAGTTCCGCTTTTGTAATCGTGGCTTTACCGCCAACGCTAGGCGCTTTGCCCTTAAGTGCATCCTTAACAGCATTCTGTACAGCATCCTTGAAGAGCTTTGCAAAATCGTTTACATTCTGCTTTGTGCTCTCTGCCTCTGTGGTGATCATCATGCTTACAAGAGAGTCAGGTATAGTGATATCCTCGGCTGCAAGCATCTTGCGAGCTTCCTTTGCCATATCATTACGCGCATTTTCTTTTTTGAGCGTTTCAAGCTCTTTCTTGAGCTGATCCCTCTCATACTCTGCACGATCCTGTGCTGACATCTCGCCCAGTTTTTTAGCCTCATCAACCGCTTTCTGCTGATTGATTTTTTCTCTGGCTATTCTTTCCTTTACGATCTTGTCGACATCTGCATCGGTGTACTTCTTTTCTCCGCCTTTATCATTCTGTTTCGTTGGATCAGCTTCTTTTGTCTTTCCTTCCTGTGTTTCCGTGGATTGTTCTGTTGACTGCTGCTCCTGTGTCGTTTCTGCGGAATCATCTGCAAAAATCTGCTTAATGTAGTTACGTGTAAATAGATAGTTTTTCATTTTGCTATCTCCTTTCCATAGTTTTAAGTGTCAATGCTTCACTATCCATAGCTTTTTACGACATCCATGCCTGGTCAATCCATAGCTTTTAATGACTTCCATGCCTGGTCAGTTTTTATATCATAGAGATGTACTCCGGATATGCCTGTGCTACCATCTCAAGGCCTGTCTTAAATGCCCGGGTGAGTATTGTTCCCTCGAGATATTTAATCAGATCTAACTTTATGGCAAAATGTCCACTCCACAGCTCATACTTTGGCTCTTTGTAATCTGCAAGCGCGGCAATATATGTATTTACCAATACTGTTACAGCCTCACATGGCACCGACTGACCGTGTGGTGCATCCTCTGAGTGCCCATCTATAGTTATGGCATTATCTCCAATTGAAATCTGTATCATTGATATCTCCTTTCAACCATGCTAGAAGCTCATTGTGATTCGGATATGCTCCGATGTACCTTTTTACTGTTTTCTCATCCTCAGTCAGGACGATCATTGGGATCTTGTACACCTTAAACCTATCCACCGCACTAGGCTTTGACTGTAGATTGATATACTCTATCTGATTCGGGCGCTCTTTCTGTATCTCTGCCATAAGAGTTGCTTTTATATGCTTACATGGATTGCACCAGTCAGTGCCACAAATATATATTTTTCTCATGCTACAAAATCCTTTATTAACTGTCTTGCCTTTTCTTTTTGCTCGTTGCTGATCTGAGGATCACCGCCATGCGTCATGACGTATCTCTCTATCCATTCCTGTTTATCAGGTATCACGATGATAGTCGAACAACGGCACCACGGATGAAATGGTGGGAAGTTCAATCCTGCCACCCTGTCTGCGTATCTTACCGGCTTAGAGGCTGTATCTGATGCAATGCTTAGACACCTCTCACAAGCCTTACCGTCTCTGATTGGCTCGACCGAATAATAATCAAACATCTTTTCTATCGCCTGTGCACTTGCCTCATTCATCACAAATGTGCCCTCTGTATAAACAAGCCTCATAGCCTCATTGTTGCCTGTCTTAAATCTGCGCTTTACTATGCTTGCCAGCTTGTTGTAGTTATCACCTCTAGCCATGCCAGATGCTATATCGTTGGACAACAGTTTAGAAAGAGCTGTAGTATTACCCCAGATCCGGCTTGAAAAGTTGCCATTTTCTGTCCAGTTGGTATTTACCACAGCTCTTATAATGTTCTCGTTTTCTGTTCCTACTGCGCCTGTCTTTTGGAGCACCGCATCATATGACCTCTTGGCAGCAGTTTCAAGGTGCTCTTGCATTGTTTCCTGCTCGATAGCACCAATCCTAAGCTGTTGTAGTCTGATACTGTACTGTAACCCTTCGTACCTGTTAATGCGATATGCTGACTTCCTTATCGGCAACAGATGTGCATATTGCGGATATTGTTCTGCAAATGCATCCATATCACGCATTAAAAGCCCGTACTCATTAGGAGTCAGGCTTTTAATAAGATTACGATATTCAATTACATTGTTTTCGCCAAACTGCGCATAATATGAGGCTATCTGCTGTTCAAGTCTCGTTTCTTCCTCAGCATATACCTTTTCGAGACGTTTCTTAAGCTGTTCCTCGTCTTTCTCAAGTGCCTTGGTCAGCTGGCGCTGTCTGTTCTTCCAGTACATCTCGTTTTACCTCAAATCCGCT